CCTGGACGTACCGATTCGAGTTTATGTTCAAATGCGGGTTATCCCGCGTGGCCGGAGCGACTGGCCTTTGCTCGAATCGGTATGAGGAACCGAGACCGGAACCCATGGCTTATCGTCTTTTCAGACGGCCAAAACCATGAATGGCAAATGTATCTATTGCAAGTTGCTTGCAATAACGCAAGAACTTTCTGAACTTTTTTTTACCTTCCCGCTGCCACCGATTTCAAAAGTGCGCTCTCGAAGGTATCGCCTTCATCATATCCGCTGGAATTCTCGGCTTCCTTCTTCTGTCCACCGCCCCCGGCTCCGGGGTCACTGTTACGGAATCCAGCCAGATCGGCCTTTAGCTGGGTAATTTCGGCTGTTTGGGCATCCATGCGCCGGGACATGATTGGAAGGGCAGCTACGGCCAATACTGCTCCAGCCTGCACGTGTGCCGGGTAGGTGTGGAGGCTGTCGGACTTGGCGATCTCCATAGCTCGTCCCATACGCTCCTTGTCTTCGTCGGTTTCGAGGAAGCGGGAGATGTTCTTTTCCACTGCGGGCAGGGTGGTGGCGATTTGCTGGGTGCGCTCGCGCTGTTGTTCTTCCCGTTCGGAGTTGTAGCGCCGTTCATCTTCCTCTCGCACCTTGGCAAGCCGCTCAGTCCCGCTTTTTTGCAGGTCGTCACGGTGGGCCACGATCTCGGCGTATTTCTTGCGGAGAGCATGGGCCTCAAATCGGTCGTATTCGGGGAGGTCGGAAAGGATCTCGTCCAGCTTCCGCTTGTCGTTCGATGTCACGGCGGACAAAACATCAGCTTCCGGGATCTCGTATTCCTTCGCCAATTCGGTAGCCTGCGCAATCATCGCTTGCAGCGGTTGAGCCACCTCCTGCTTCCAAAGGTCGGAACTTTCCAGTCGGATCAGTTCGATAGCCTGCTTCTGTTCGGACAATCGTTCGTCCCGTTCTTTCAAATCTGCTCGGAGCTTCTCGGCATCTCCTGTGGTGGATTCCAGCTCCTTGATCCGGTTGGTCAGGGTTTCCTTTTCCTGGTCGAAGGTTCCAAGGTTCGTTCGAGCATCCTTTAGTTCCGCTTTGAGTTCCCGGAATACCCGGCTGGCCTCTTTAGACATGCCCTTTGGAGTGGCCGTATCGTCGTCTTTTGCGTCGGGCTTTTTCTCCTCGGTTGGCTTTTCTGGCGCATCTTCTTTTGGGGCAGCATCGTCTTTGATTGGGCGGATTTCTGCATCATCAGGTTCGACCTTATTGGGCTGTTGTTTTGAATCGCCGTCTTCCATTTGACTCCCGGCTTCCTCAATGAATGTATCCATGAAGGATCGGTTATCATCCAAAGATGGGGTTTCCACTTCGATGTTGGTTACGGTTTCGGCGGCTTTGGCGTCCGCTGCGCTGGTGTCAATGTCTGGGATTTCCATGTGTTTTGTTGGTTAAGATTCGGGCATTACTGAAGGGGGAAGGTCATCGCGGACCAGTTCTCTCGACCGTCGTGGCTCGACTGGTTCCGGCTTCGGAGTGGCCAGTCGATGCAAGTTGAGATAGAAATCGAAGTAGCCTTTGGACCAAGCCCCTTCGAGAGCTTCTTTGGAAACATCTCCTCCGGGGCGGCCATGCGGGACGCCATCCATCATCAGCATGGCAAGGGCTTTTTGTAGAACAGGGTTCGCTAGAACCTCTGTTAATTGGGCGTCTTTTCCGTTGGCGTACCATACGTCTTGATCTGTTTTCATATTTTAGGCTGGTTGCCGCATCAGCTTGTCGGCTGCGTTGGCGTCTGCGATGGCTCGGTCCTGCTGGAACTTCTCTTCCCGGTGACGGAGTGCTTGTTGATGCGACTCTTCTGCGACTTGGAGCTTCACCCTGTTCTCTTCGATTCGGGCAAGAACCTGCGGGTTGATTTGCGGCTGGGGCTGTTCAACCTGTCTCCCTGCCTCTTGGTCCTGCGCTGCCTGCTCGGCTGCTTTCTGGTCATCCCGTTGCAACTGCTTGGCTCCGTTGTTGGCAATCTCTTGGGCCTCCTGAAGAATCTTCCGATACTCGGCGCTTTCCTTGGCGTAGAATGGATCTGCGCTCAGGTATTCCACGTGAGCGGTATCGTGTTCCAGTGTGGTCATGAATCCGGGGAAGATGGCAGCAAGTTGGCTTTCATCCTGTTCAATAACCTGCCGCATTTCTTGAATCTGCTGGGTGTGGATCGGAGCTTGGGCCGCATGGAACGCTGTCGAAAGGACCGGGATACTTGCCCCTTGACCAAGAAGGACGTTTTCCATTTGGGCGATCTGTTCGTCGCCGGTGGTGGATTGGTCAGGAGTCTTGGGCATGTATTCCTCTGCGGAATCGTATCCAATGAGGCTGGCTAGATAGTTGCGGAGGGCCTTGTATCTTCCAGCCTCCGGCATCGACGGGATGAGTTCCTTCACGGAATCCCAAGTAACTTGTTGTTCGGCTCGTCCACCGTTGCCGAATGCCCGCACGACATCGCACCGTGATACGTCGATATTGCGAATAGCCTCCAAAGGAACTCCTCGTTTGAGGCAACGATTGATGAAGTTGAAAACTTCTTTTCCTCCCGGTTCGTCCTGTCGGTAATCGGAACGGATGAATCGTCGGAGCATTTGCCGCAATAGCTTCTGCATCGAGTTGTAGAAGAGGGTTCCCGTGGTGGCACTGACCCCCGCACTTTCTCCCATCTTCGCTTTGACCTCGAACTTCGTTTGCTCCCGGCTGTCATTGAAGGAAACTGCGCCCGCGTATTGTCCGATGTGGTTTTGAAGCAAGGCCCGCTGTTCGCTCAATACCGGGAAGATCGTTTTGGTCGCGTCTGGAAACGGATATGGGACCACCTCTGCGTCTTTGTGGAGCTGTCCGCACGGCCCAATGAAGCTCAATGCGGCCTCGGTAAATGCCCCTTCTTGGACCGATTTGAAGAGTAGGGTAGAAGAAACTTTCGCGCTGTCGCTGGCCCGGCACTCCATCCGCGACAACTCCATGGCGAGGTTGTAAATCTGTTCACCAAGACCACGCACGGAATGGTAGTAGCCATTGATGCCAATGTTGAGAGTGAAAAAGATAAACGCATCGCCCATGCTCTTGAAGCGGTTTGTCTTCTTATAGAGGAAATCCTTGTTCTGTCCGCCCTCCAAGCTGATGAGTTGGGTAATGGTCCCGTCCGGTTCCCTGGCCCATGCGTGAATACACCGGATGTTCGTATTCGAGGAGTAGCTTAAACATGGGTCGCCGTTCCTCATGGCGGCTTCCATCATTTCGGGCTTGAGCCCTCCATTGTCACTGCCTCCCGTATCGATGCCGTTCATGGCTTGAGCAATCGCTTTCTCCACAACTTTCACGTTCCACGCAGGATCAACAGCATCTCCGCTGATGTACTTTTTCAGTTGGTGGGGGAGGTATGATCTCGAACAAACTGCGACCTCGATTTCGTCTTCGTTCGCGTAGGACATGCGAGGAATCTTGAAGTCTGCCATGCCTGAAACCCGATACTGCCAATTCTTGTCATCGAGGAAATACGAAATCCCAACCCCATGACCAACGAAGATATTGGAAAGGTGGAGAAAGTTAAAGTCCCACACCGGCCAATTCGTAATTTCGCGTCCCCACTCTTCCGACATGATTCCTTCATGTTCGGACCGACTGCCCGCTGCTCCCCAATTCGTTCGGATACGCAAGGGAAACTCCGTGGATTTCATCATCTCCACAAACGGAGCAATGGCAGCATTCTGGGCGGCTCTGGCATCTCCTGTGTTGAAGTTGGCCAAGAATTCCAGTCCCTCATTGCGGCGTGATCCTTGCTCCCATGGAGGAGCGTTATCAAACATGGCCTGAACGGCAGCTCGGTTCTTTGCTGATGCGGCATCATCTCTGAGCATCTTTCCCCACAGGTTCGTCACATTGGCCACATTCCACTCTCGCCGATTGACAGTGGTGGTTGTTACCGGAGTTGAGACCGGGGATTCTGCGAAAATGTCGTCAAATATCGAATTCATGCGGCTATACTCACAATCTTGTTTTTCTTGGCTTCCCTCGCCGTAGTCATGCGCTTTGCATGTTCGACACGGCGGGCGCGTTCAGCTTCGGACAGCTTCATCTTGCGCCGTTTCTTCGCTTTGGGAGACCGTTTCGGTTTGGTAGCAGGGGTCGGAATCGAACCGACGATCTTTTGGGTATGGGCCAAACGACTTACCTCTTGTCCACCCTGCAATTCTAAATCTGTTTCGGCCTCAATCGGTGCCGGGTTGGCGAACTCCTCCGCAATGACGGTCGGCGCATCAATCTCCCCGGCGACAACCATCTTGGCCAGCGACCCATCCTTGCAGCCATGAACGAGATAGTGCCTTGGCTGGATCGGATCGGACTTGCCGCTATGGACAATGCCTCCTGGTCGTTGATTGATATCACACGTGAAAATGCCATTCTCCCACCGATAGTTGGTAGAGTGCCAGTTGAAGACCATAAAGTCGCTTGCATCTTTGCACTGGTTTATCATCTCCCATCGAAGATGGATGTCCCAAGGCACTCCGATACGGGAGATTTCCTGAATGAGAGTGGATCGTTCGATGAAATTGGCTGGATACACCCCAGATCCGTTCATGACGGAACCGCTTTGAACCCATGCCCCCATGCGGTTTTCCGTGTGGGGAGCCAGACGGCCCATGAAATCTAGTCCTTGAGCAACCCCTGATCGGTATTCGCTCTCCACCATGTCCTGCCACCCAGATCGAATCGGAGTGTGGTCAAGTTCCAGATAGAAAAACGGTTCATGTCGTTCCATGGCCAACGATGCCGCCTTGTAAAAGTATCGGTTGCAGGCTTGCGGCCATCCTTCGGCGCACTCGAATGCAAACACATCCTTTTCAACCGTTGCGCCCATGATTTTCAGCCGGGAGGCTAAGAAATCAACGTGGTCTCCGGAGCGGCGGTCGCCAATGACTAGGCACTTGCGGCCATCCATACCGCCAAGATGCTTGATGGCGTCACAAAACGGATCAATCAGATGCGCGTCAGAAACAGATACGGGAAAGATGTAAATCATTCGAGAAAACAAAGAACTACCCGCTCTCTTTGTCTATTGCAAGCAATTTGCAACAAAGAATCGAAAAAAGTTCTCAAGCCGCGAAAAGAACCCTTGCTCCTGACTGTGACGAAGACCGGAACCCGTCTTCGGGAAGATCCCTTTCGATGGTGTATTGCTTCCATTGAGAGATTTCTCCCGGCTTGTTCAGTCCCGCATGGAGAGCACTGAACCGAAACTTCTTCCGCACCAGATCAATCACAATGGCAAAGGCATCCGCCAAATCCGGCGATCTTCCATTGGTTCTCTTCTTCATGATATCCTTAGGCTCTGCCTTCAATCGGATCGTCCCCCCAGTGCCCATGACCTCGTAGCGACGTTCGCAGAGTTCCGCCGCCAGATCGGGGCCGATACCGCGAATCAGTCCGTTGCGGATCATCCATTTGCCACTGAACCAAAGCTCAGTTACCCGGTTGACGTACCGTTCCTTGGCTGGAGTTCTATCAGTGTCGGATACAGGTAGCTCAGACGGTGTTTCATGGAAGCGGATTCCATGAATGTCTCGGGACCAAAGAAGATCCATCCATCCCCGGTACGGAATGCCTCCCCCAGATGCGTCGTATCCTGTGTTGTGCGGAAGAACCCCTCTTGATTCGCAAGCTCTCCGCCAGTTCATGACAATTTGAACCTCGCGGGGGTTGGTTTTGTCCATGATGTCCTCATTGATGGGAAGGTATTCATCGAAGCAAAGGCAGACTCCTCCGATCTTGAGTCGGCCAAACCGGGCGAAGTAGGACATGCAACGGTCGCCGCCGTTCACAAGTCCAAGATCCAGCCCGGATAATCCGATGGGCGTTCCGTCCCAATCCTCGTCCGGCACTGACTTGTCTGCACCGTAAAGAACGATTTCGGAGGATGAATAGATTCCGCTGGCAATATCGCTAGGAGGCCAGAACCCCCTCCACTCCGTCCAGAAAGCCAAAGTATTCTCACCACCGCATCGCACGGCAGCGGATTC